TTGATAAGGGTGTAGCTCATGCCCAACTAGAGCGTTCATAAACTCAATGCAACGGTCTATTAATTTATTTACAAACTCTTTAGACAGTTCATCAAGTTCTACCTCTTCATCCTCAGGCTCTACTTCCTCTGGGATGTCAGGTAGGAACTCATCTTCATCTTCTTCTAACACAATGTTGTTGTCCATAATAACCTTAGTCTAGAGTAAAACAAAAACCCTGTGCTGGTAAGCACAGGGTTTTTGCACCATCACACGGAAGTAGAAGAGAGAGGTAGATATAGTATATCAGCGAGTCATGCGTGCGTGCAACTCGTGAGTTACAGCATGGACGGCTTCAGCACCCTTTAGGGCCTCGTCCAAATATACGGAGTCTCTGCTCTTTGTGTACATAGATAGGCATTTGCCAACTTCAGTTAGCGCCTGGTCAATCCAGGACTCAAGCTCTCCTGTAGGTATCCTGGAAACCCTTTTTGCCAGCTTTTCTGGAAAGGGCTTATCCCAAGGTTCCTTTTTAAAAAAACTCATCATATTTACCGTCCTCTGGTACCCAAGCTTTTCTACCCTTCATAGCGTCTAAGACTATCTTATCGATAGCCTCATCGTCATCAGGGGATATTACAGGTCTTTTATAAAAAAGGCCAACGTAGTAACCAGGCTCAGTAAAAGGCAGCCTAAAGACTAGACACTTACCTTTTCTAAATGGGTAATCAGTTTCTTGGGTAGAGCCAACCTCTACCACAGGCAATAGTTTTTTATGCCAGTACCGAAGTGTTCCGCCGTATAGTGGTCCGATAGTTTGCATTAGTCGCCTTGTTGCCGTCTCTCGTCTAAGCCTTCTTCTAATATTAAGGTTTGCTGAAGTCTAGCAGAAGACTCAGCCGCGTACTCAAATCTTGTTCTTTGCTCTTCTGTCATCTCTAGTGGGTCTGCTGGCCCCATCTGCGGCCATCGGTCTAACCCACTTGATGCTAGGTACTTTCCAGTAGAGTCGGTGTTCTTTAAGTTTTCAAAGTGCGAAACTGGGCAGTTCTCGTACTCCCACCACGCGCCATCCCTAAATACAACATATAAAGAGCGCTTATCAAAATCGTAAGCAATTGCCTTTGCTCTTGGTCGTATTGGGTTTGTAGTGTTAGCAGCTAGCTGCTTAAACCCCTCTGATGGAACAGCAACTTGGAAGCGCTGGTCTACAGGGGTTTCGACACCAATCTTATCGGCCATACCTTGAGCAAGGTTTAGGATTCTATTAAACCGCTCTTCTTGGTCTTCAAAGTAACGACCCTTTTTGTTTTTAGCCACAGATATGGTCCTCGGTTTCAGACTCTCTTACTCTCACCAAACAACGGGCACAGCGAAGGTGCTTCTCTGGTTTAAAGTTGTTTTGTGCAGTAGCGCCAGGTTCGAACTCTACATGCTCATACGCGCTAACAATCTCAGGTTCAGCGAACATCTCGTCAGGAAACGGACCTCTAGGGGCAGTCACCTTTTTAGGAACGGGGTGGGTTTGAACGGCCTGTCGTCTATCTACGCGTACTGCGAAGATTGGCTCATCAAACATTACTCGGCCTTAGGTTCCTCTACAGGCTCTTCTTCTTTTGTAGCCTTCTTTTTAGATGGCTTCTCTTCAATAAATTCTACAAGCGGGAAGTGACCGCTATCAGCACGTGCTTGTAACCAGTTTGGTAAACAAGGTGCACAGTAATTAACTGGGTTTACTCCAGGGTCTGCGTGTGTATATAGAGCGTCTTTATCACAGTTATCGCATTTTACTTTTGACATCGTGTCCTCCTAATAATGGGAGGGCAGTTGCCTGCCCTCCCACTAGTTTACTTGGAAGCTCCGATTCCGTAAGCCTTATCTTTAGGATTTAAGGCCTTAGCTAGAGGACCAACAAGACCAGCAATAAACGCGTTAGCGAGTACTGAAGGGTCTGTCTGACCTGCCATAGCGAGTGCTACAACGGAAGCGATAGCAGCGCGGATATATGACCCTGCAGCTGCTACTAGTTGTTCTTTATTCATCTTGCTCCTTTTACCCCTTGTGATAGTGGGGGTATTGGAATACTACTCGCTTCTTCCAATTTCCGCTAGGTGCTGTGTGAACTGGCCTTCCAGCTTAGCGACGCTGACGCGTAGCTCAGTTATCTCTGAGTGGATTTGATTGACGGTATCTTTCATACTGCCCCCGCCGTTGGGCTTAAGTTCGTGAACAAAGTTCTTCAGGTATGACTTTAATACCCATGATGTGGCTGCGATGATAGCAGCTCCAAAAGCTGCGAATCCTGAGAGGACGCCAGCCCATTCAACTAATGACATATCTCATTCTCTTTCTAATATAGAGTATTGATATGTGTTGTCCGATATGCATAAAAAATGCGGAAATACGTACATATAGTAAATACTTAAATAACGTTTTTGTCACATTAAACAAAATATATTTACTTCGGCTTGACTCTTGCCGTAACTCTGTGGCAGTCTAGTTCTTGGAAGGCTCCAGTAATGGAGCCTTTTGCTACTGAGAGGAGCAATAAAATGCTTAATATCAGAAAAGATACAATGGATAAAGTGGCTGTATTTGCAATGTACACCTTGTTGATAGGGGGTCTACCGCACGCAATTGCTAACGCAAATGCCGTGGAGGAGACGCCTGTAACAGTACAAGTAAATGCTGTGGACCCACTTGATAAGTACAGAGGAGCAAAAGAACTGTCAGATACAGACTTAGTTGACCTGCTTAGCGCGGTTGGTTTTGAGGGAAAAGCTCTCAAGGTCGCCTACGCGGTTGCTAAGAAAGAGTCTAACGGTCGCCCCTTAGCCCATAACGGAGATGTTTCCACAGGTGACAACTCCTACGGGATGTTCCAGATTAATATGCTGGGAAGTCTCGGAGAAGATAGACGGGAGAAATTTGACCTCAAAACAAATAAGGAACTCTTTGACCCTGTGGTTAATGCAGAAATAACCTTCTACATGACTAACGGTGGAAAAGACTGGTCCTCCTGGAAAGTGTACCCAGGCCAGACAAATGGAAAAAGATACGAGGAACACCTAAAGGCGTTCCCTAACTAATAACCCTTTAAATAAAAAAGCCCCCAGCCAATGGCTGGGGGCTTTTTGCTTGGGAGTTTATTATGCAGCCCAAGGTGTGATTGTAATTGTTGCTGTTGAAAGAACATTTGCTGTTGCTGCTGCAACTGACTGTGTTCTGATTGTTCCAGCTGTACCCTTTAGAACTGTGCCAGGTGTAATAGCACCTGAGTTGGCAACAGTAAATCCTGTACCTGAAACAATGATTGTGCTTCCACTTCCACCAGTTACAGAGAAAGTACCAACAAGTGCTGTTGGGATACCTGTACCTGCTGTGATGGTGACCTTAGTACCAACAGGCCATGAAGTTGTTCCACCTGCGATAGTAAGGGTTGCTGAGGTTGTGCTTGTAGCGTTAACCTGTGTTACCTGTGTAGCAGTGTTAGTTGCGCCAGCTGCTGTAGTGATATTAGCTGCTTCGTAACCAGCATCCTTAAGCTCATCAAGAGCTAGGGCTGTTGTATCACCAAGTACTGAAGGTACTACGATGAAGCCAATTCCAGCGCCATCATATGCTGTAAGAGCGTTTGTTGCCTGTACCTTGCCGTACCACTGTCCTGTAATTTCACCAGCGTTAGCTGCGTTAGTTACTGTGAACTTTAGTGCGTCTGCTGAAGCAACTGTTGCTGAAGACAGGTTGTAAGCTGAAGCTGTAAGACCTGTAATGTTTACAGTATCTCCAGCTGCAAGCTTGTTCTGTGATGTGTATGTAACAGTTGTGCCGTTACCTGAAGCTGCTGTAATCATGTAATTACCTACGCCTGGTAGGAATGATGGGTAATCGTTCCATTCAGCCTCTGCTGCTGAGTGATTTGAAGTGGCTAGGTTATTTAGACGTGCGCTTGGGTACTCTGAGTACCCGTTCCAGTTGTAGTTCTGAGATGCGTTTGCTGCTACGGTCGCAACGGGTGTTCCGTCTGTGCGAACGTCATTTGGCTGCATAGGGTGGTTACCCCATACAAAATCTACTCGAACGTTTCCTTCTGAGTCGGTAGAGTTACCGACGTTGTTAGTTCCAGCTGGGGTGTTACCGACAGCAATGGCGTAAGCGCCAGTCGCTAGGTCTGAACCCACTGGTAGTGGTGAGTTATAACTTGACATTTTTACCTATTCTCTAGAGTGGTAGTGACGCCTGATATCGGGGGCGCTGACTACTATTGTCTAAGAGAACGAGGTAACTGTCAGCCTCTACTCATTAACATCAGGTGCGTGAAGATTTAATTTGGTCTTATGGTTATGAGGCCAGTCAGGCTTGGTCTTGTCGTACCTTACCCCTTTTATATAGTCCCTAGTAAATGAGCTACCGCCCTGGGAGTCAATGTTCGCCCTGTATGCCGAAAACTCTCTGTAATGACGATTGATTTCAGGGTCGTCATCAATTCCCTTGTGTACTAGCTTAAACTCTTCTAGTTGAGTTTTATGTATAGGTATAAAAAATAAAACTGGGTC